TATACATAAACGACCTCAACGAAAAGATAACTATTAAAAAGTTAGCTGAGCACTTTGGCTGTACCATTAGAACAATACATCGTAACATGAGTAACGAATTAAAGAAAGAAAAAGAATTATTAAACCAAAATTTATGAAAAGTTACAATATACCAAATTACATAAGGTACAAAGAAGACATCAAAGAATCTAACAAAAACAGCTACAACAATGATTTTCAATCATATTCTAGAGATAAGTTAATAGTTAAATTTTTGCCTTTGGTAGAAAATTTAGCTAAAAAGTTTTCAACAACGCAGCAAGCTTCTGGAACATTAGACATAACAGATTTAATGCAAGAGGGTAGTGTAGGACTAATACAAGCCGTTGATAAGCTTAATTGGGAAACAATAAATAATTCAGAATTTCCAGAGCAGACAATTAAATCTTTTTTAGCAAAAAGAATTAAAGGAGCAATACGTAGGTCTATAGACATCCACAGGGGGTCAATAAAAATACCGGAGCATAAACTAAATGAAATAAGGAATAACCCTGATAATCACGAGTTAGCGGCTCTTTTCTTTAATAGCATATTTTATAGCACTGACGATAAGCTAAGCGACAATGACGAAGAATATTCTTTTGAAGCTGGTGATGCAATAAGTCACTATACTGATGAGTCTTCTGATTATAATATAGATTTAATGAATAAATATTTATTAAGTTTAATGCGATCTAATTTAACAGTGAAACAATATGATGTTGTAAGATTGTTCTACGGGTTAGACTGCGACAAGATGCCAGCAAAAGAAATAGCAGCTCATATCGGGCTAACTGCCACGACGGCTACAGTTATAGTATCTCAAATAAAAAGAGAGGCTATAGACTGCTTAATAGCCAACGTCGATTCCTCGCAAGTGCTTGATTACCTATAAGTTAAACTTAATAATGCTACAAAATACGTAATTATATTAATATAGAGTCTAAACAATTAAATCAAACATAATGGAAAAACTAGTGTCTCACGAAATAAGTCGTAAGAAAGACGGAACAAAAGTTGTAAGAAATTTTTTCTTTAACGACGACAAAACGAATTACATGACTTTAGCTCACTCTTATTTTACAAGAGAAGAAAGAAAAAAAGCGAAAGCTATGGCAAAAGCAGATGAAAAATATTTAAACAATTAAATCAAATATATGGAAGAAACGAAGACCTTAAATGAGAAGCTGGCAATTATCCAGACAAAGTTTAAATCGAAAAAGAGTAGATTTAATTCATTCGGTAAGTATAACTTTAGATCAGCTGAAGACATACTTGAAGCTACTAAGCCTTACCTTATTGACCTAGGAGTATCTGTTGTTATAACAGAAAGAATAATACCAAGTAGCTCTGTTATGTTTCCTATCTTAGAATCGACAGCGACAATATCTGACAACTTAAGTGCTATACAAGCTACTGCGATAGTCGGAATTGATCTTGATCAAAAAGGAATGCAGATGCCACAAAAGTTTGGTTCAGCGTCTAGTTATGGTAAAAAGTATGCTTTAGGAAATTTATTCTTAATTGACGATACACAAGACGCGGATCACGGCAAAGCTAATCCTGCTCCAAAAGTTAAAATAGATATTAATTCAGAGACTTATACAAAAGCTTCTGCTTATATCAAGGACCAAGCAACTTTAGATATTATACTAAGCAAGTATGATGTTAGTCCGGATGCTATAGCTGCCTTGAAAAAACTAATCTAGCGTATGACAAAAGAAGAGATACTAAAAAAATTAGAGAATGACGAAGACTACTACGGTAAATTTGGCCAACAGTTCTTAAGCAACTCTAACATATCTACTTTATTGACTAACCCATTATTGTTAGGCGAACCACAACCGCCAAACATTAATTTTGCAATCGGAGGTTACTTCCATACTGCAATATTAGAACCTGATAAGCTTGACAAATATAGAATAATTGACGCCACAACTAGAAATACTAATAAGTATAAAGAAGAATCAAACGGCGAAATGTGTTTGTTAAGTCATGAGGTTGTTAAGTTAAAGACTATGATAGATAAGATGATGTCAAACAAAGTTTGTTATGGTTTAATTAAAGGTTTCCAAATTGAATACGAAAGACCTGGTATATCAGATATACACGGCGCGATCTGGAAAGGTAAAGCCGATATTATAAACCACGATGAAGGATTAATAGTTGATTTAAAAACAACTTCTGATATTTCATCTTTTGCTTACTCTGCAAAAAAGTACAATTACGATAGCCAAGCATACATATATAGGAAACTATTTGGTTACGATTTAGTATTTATGGCAATTGACAAACAGACACATCAGATAGGAATATTTGATTGTTCTGAAACATTTTTAAAGAATGGAGAAGACAAAGTTATGAAAGCGATAGACGCTTACAATTTATTTTACAAAACAAAGGGGTTCGATCCTCAGCAACATTTATTAACAAAAACCTTATAAACAAATAAAATAGAAAAATTATGGCAAGTATTATTAAAGGAAGCATCAATTTAAACGAAATCCCTAAGCACAAAATCATTGACGGCAAGAAAGGAAAGTATTTACCAATCACAATTACAATCAACGATGAAGTTGACCAATTTGGAAATCAAGGTCCAATGATGGTTGAGCAATCAAAAGACGAGCGTGACGCTAAAGCTCCTAAAGTTTACTTAGGTAATGTAAAAGTAGTATGGACTAACGGAGCAAACGTAGCGGCAGCACCTAGGCAAGACGCAGGCGGACAACAAGCTCCACCGCAAATGGCAGCAGCTCCACTTGATGACTTACCGTTCTAACAATAAACAGTGTCGTTAGTTGGCACCGCTCGAGAGGTTATATATAAGAATCAACTTTAATATAGCGTGATTGATAGCTTTCGAGTCCAATCGCTTTATAACACACTTAATTAAATCAGCAGTAACCGTAAAAAAGTTACTGCTTTTTTTAACAAATAACAACAATGACATTCCTATGAGTATAGAGACACAAGAAATTAACGGTTTTCAGATTGACAAATTTAATCAGCACAGCTTAGAGGAAGGCAAGTCGCAGGGTATATGCCCTATCTGTTCGCCTGATAGAAAACCTAAAAACGAGAAAGCTAAATGCGCTTCTTACGACTGGACAAGAGGTATTGGTACTTGCCATAATTGTAGTAAGTCATTTCAAATGCACACTTATAAAAGAAAGGGTTCAACTGAGAAAGTATACGTAAGACCAGAGGTTGCTATACATAAAGAAGTAGGCTCTAAAGCAGTTGAGTGGTTTCAAGCAAGAGGAATATCAGAACAAACTCTTAAGGATTTAAAAGTTGGCGAAGCATCCGAGTTCATGCCTCAGACTGGTAAAAGCGAAAATGTTATTCAGTTCAATTATTTTATGGGCGATCAGCTTATAAATATAAAGAGCAGAGACGGTAGGAAAAACTTTAAGCTTCATAAAGGAGCAGAAAAAGTGTTCTACAATATTAATAGCATCGTAGGCTTTGATTACTGTGTTATCGTAGAAGGCGAAATGGATGTTTTAGCGCTGCATGAAGCAGGAATAACTAACGCAATATCTGTGCCAAACGGAGCAACGCTCAATAGCAACAATCTAGACTATTTAGATGGCTGTATTGATTACTTTGAGGACAAGACTAAGATTATTATAGCTGTTGATTCTGATCCAGCTGGGCTAGCCTTACAGAACGAATTGATAAGAAGACTAGGCTCAGAAGATTGTTATATTGTTACTTTCGAAGATTGCAAAGATGCAAATGAATATTTAATAAAGTATGGCGCTGAAAAGCTGTCACAAAGAATAGCTAAAGCTAATCCAGTACCACTAGAGAACGTATTAACATTTAAAGATATAGAAGATGACGTTACAGACTTTGTTAGAAACGGTTTCAAACCTGGCTTCCAAGTTGGCTTATCTAATTTTGATAGTATTTTTTCTACGTACACTGGTCAATTCATTACTGTTACCGGTATTCCATCTTCTGGTAAATCTGATTTTGTAGATCAAATGGTTGTTGGATACAATAACAACTATGGTTGGAAAACAGCTTATGCTTCTCCAGAGAATCATCCTACTTACTTACACGCTCATAAACTAATGAGAAAGACGTGGCAAGGTATGCCAGGCGTAGACGATATTAATACTGAAAAGTGGAATCAAATTGCAAGCCACGTTAATGACAACTACTTTTTTATAGATATGGAAAGATACACTCTTGAAGCTGTATTAAAGAAAGGCGCAGAGCTTGTTAAGCGTAAAGGAATTAAATGCTTAGTTATTGATCCGTTCAATAAAGTACGATCTAACGATGCTTCTGGTGATGTTAATGTTTACACTTTAGAGTATTTAAGCAAGATTGAAATATTTGCTAAGAAGTACGAAGTATTGGTTATGGTTGTCGCGCATCCAACTAAGATGTACAAAGATAGTAACGGTAAGATTGAAGAGCCTACAATGTATAACATTAAAGGCGGCGGAGAATGGTATGACGCTTCATATCACGGCTTACTTGTTCACAGAAACTACGAAGACAAGACTGTCAAAGTTAAGGTGCTGAAGTGTAAGTTTCAAAATCTTGGAGAAAACGGCGCTGAATGCCATTTTAAATGGGAGCCAAATTCTGGTGGATTTATACCTCATGAAGCTCCAGTTGGTAGCAATGAAAAAATGCCATGGGAATAAATGGGTAGTGGATCTAAAAAGAAAAAAGGTGAAATTGATATGGGCAACTATACTGGCACGCCTTCAGAGCTAACTGCTTATTACTGGTGTGTGCATAACGGTATAACAATATCTCCATCCGCTAAAAGCACAACTGAGTGGTTTTTAGTCATATCAATAAATGGTAGATCAAACATTAGTCCAGTAGCTTATGAAAAGTTAGCTATATGGAAGCAGATGTTTAAGTATTACATTTACTATTACGCTAAATATAGTGGGCTATCGCCACCTGTACAAGAAGAGGTTGTTGTAATTAAGAAAGCTAAAAAAGTAAAAGCAAAAGAAAATAACAATAATAATCAAACACTATTCTAATATGGCAAAACCAAGTTACGAGTTACAATACAAAAACATTCTTAACAAATGTTTGAATTACGGAACGCAAAGAGATGATAGGACCGGAGTTGGTTGCAATTCAATTTTCAATGCAAGTATAAGCATAGACGTTTCTGAATACTTTCCTGTAATAACCGGTAGAAAAATGTTTAAAAAAACATTTGACACAGAGTTCTTATGGTTTATAAACGGCGAAACTAATATACAAAGATTCAGGGATGCTGGCGTTAAGATATGGGATTCCTGGGCAGATGAGAATGGCAACCTTGGACCAGTGTATGGACATCAAATGCGCAATTTTAACGATCAAAATATAGATCAAATGCAAACGTTAATAGAAACATTAAAAAGCGATCCAGACAGCCGTAGACACATAATCAGCTTATGGAATCCTGCTCAGATACACGAAATGAAATTGCCTCCGTGTTATTTGTACTTCCAATTTTTTGTTGAAGGCAAAAATCTTAATATGTTCACTGTTCAAAGATCTGGCGATGTATTTTTAGGAATACCGTATGATGTTGCTTTATTCACAAAAATACTATTGTATGTTGCTAGTGAAGTTGGATTAAGAGCTAATATACTAGATATACAGATAGTGGATGCTCATGTCTACAACAACCAGCTGGATGCTATACATAAATATCTTGCTGAAGATAACTTTGAGCTGCCAAGGTACATTTATGAAAACGGAGAGTTAACGCTCATTAATTACAAACACGGCCCAGTAATATCAGCAAAAGTGGCTATTTAACTAAATATAATGGAAAAAGAAAATAAAATTCTCTATATTTATCACATTTTTGGTAAAAAAATTGGAGTAACGCGTGATCTTAAATATAGACTGACGTCTAAGCAAGGCTATCTGCCAAGCGAATATGAAGTTTTAGAATCTAGTACTGATATTGATTACATATCTAAGCGAGAACTAGAACTTCAATCCATCTACGGATATACCGTAGACAGACAAACTTACAAAAATTTAATTAAATTAAAACAAAACGAAGAAGCTATGAATCTAAATGTAACAGAACAAACGACTACATTCCCATTCCCTATGAACAAATTAAAGGGCAACTTAATGGATAATATTGGTTTTGGTTTTCAAACGCAATTTGGCGATTACACGCTAACATCTCCAATGGTGCAATGGATAATGGAGAACGCTAATACTTCAATGTTTAACGAGCAACGCACCTATGTTTATAATAAAGCGTTAGAGCAATTTACACACCCAGTTAAGAAGCCTTCTAATACTGATAAAATGCAAAAACCGTTGTTTCAACCGTTGTTCCAAAAACCAAGCACTTTCCATGAGATTAGATCTTGGGCTGAAGCAAGGGGTATATACAAAGATGGTGATTCTAAAACTCAGTACATAAAACTTCAAGAAGAGTCTGGAGAATTAGCAAGAGCTATTCTTAAAAAAGACAGAAAAGAATTAATTGATGCTATTGGCGATATGGTTGTTGTGTTGACTAACTTAGCCGCGTTAGAAGGCTTGCTGATTGAAGATTGTATTGCTGAAGCATACAACGTTATAAAATCCCGCAAAGGTAAAATGATCAACGGTACATTCGTAAAAGATGCGCCACAAACACAGAATGGAATACTAAAAGGCGTATTGTCATCCCACTTAAACTCTACATTATAATGAAAAAAAAGCTAATTACTTTCAGAGACCCGGTCGTTGAAACTCTTGTTGATAAGTTTGTTGATAGATCTGACGTTGGATTCGCAAAGTACGGTAGCACATTGCGCGACGATAAATCTGACCTGTTTGTTTGGCTTAATCATTTGCAAGAAGAATTAATGGATGCTTCTTTATACTTACAAAGATTAAAAGAAGAGATTTCAACATTACGTGAAGAGCGTGATTTACTACAAAGCATTAAAAATTTAGAAGTAGTGGAAGCGTTCCACGAAAGAGGACATCATTATTCGTTTACAATAGATGAAGAAGATCAGTAGAAAAAAAGGACCTGTAGTAGCGAAGAAGGTATCATATGATGGTATCAACTTCGCCTCCGGGCTTGAGAAGTATATGTACATTTGTTTAAAAGAAAATAATATATCAGCGCAATATGAATCCAATACTTTTGAGTTGGTTACTGCTTTTGAATTTCAAAACAGTTGCTTCGAACGGCAAGCCAATGGTAAAAATGAATTTATCGACAGGGGGAATAAAAAAGTACTTAACATAAAGTACACACCAGATTTTATTGGCGAAGATTTTATTATAGAAACAAAAGGCAGAGCCAACGAATCATTCCCATTACGCTGGAAGTTATTTAAAAAATGGATGACCGACAACGGTGATAAAAGAACATTATACAAACCACAAAATAAGGACGAATGCGAAAAAACAGTTCAAATGATACTATCAATGAGAAACTCTTAGCTAGAAAACGTTATGCTGAAAGGAAATTTGATCAGTGGGCACATTGGTCTTTCCGTGTAAATGGTAAAATAAAATATAAGGACATAATTGAAATGCAAAAAGAATTTAATTTAATAAACAAATAAACTATGAAGAAATTTGCTATAATAATAGGAGCTATTATTTTGTTAGCTTTAGTAGGCGAGATTAAGTGTATTGTAAAAGCGGCTAGCTGTAACTGGGACCCTATAGGTAAAGCAGAAGTTATTTACACCGCGTCTGCATTTACTGGCGCTGGAGCTGTTGTTGGATGGATTAATATTGAAGATAAATAAATCATGGAAAAAAAAGAAAAGTACTGGAGTATCACAATAGGATTTTATCCTGGAATACTATTTGGCATTAGAACCTACGAGGAACCGGATTACAATACGCATGTTCTATATTTGCCATTTGTAGATATAGCCTTTGAGATAGATAAATAATAAATAAAAAAAACATAAATAACAAATGAGTTTAACGCTAGACAAGCAGATCCTAAGTGATATTACAGTATATACAAAATACGCAAAATACGTACCTAGTAAAGAAAGACGTGAAACGTGGCACGAATTAGTAACCAGGAATATGGAGATGCATATCTCTAACTTTCCGCATATGAAAGAAGCAATTGAGCAAGTTTATGAAAATTTTGTATTCAATAAAAAAGTTTTACCTTCGATGCGAAGCCTACAGTTTGGTGGTAAAGCTATTGAGCTTAATAATGCTCGCATGTATAACTGTGCTTTCCTACCTGTTGATAGTATTCATAGTTTTTCTGAGACTATGTTTTTATTGCTTGGAGGTACTGGGGTTGGTTACTCGGTGCAAAACCACCAAATAGAAAAGCTGCCTGAAATTAGAAAGCCTAATTACGATCGTAAAAAAAGATACGTAGTTCAAGATAGTATTATAGGCTGGGCTGATGCTGTTAAGGTATTGTTTAAGTCTTATACCGGAGCTCTAACATCGCATATCGAATTTGACTTATCTGATATCAGGCAGAAAGGCGCTTTGCTTATCACAGCTGGCGGTAAAGCTCCAGGGCCAGAGCCATTGCGCATTGCGCTTGTCAAAATAGAAGCTATATTGCGCAACAAAGCGGACAGAACCAAACTTACTGATCTTGAGTGTCACGATATTCAGTGTCACATAGCTGACTCGGTGTTAGCGGGTGGTATCCGAAGAGCAGCGATGATTAGTTTATTTGACTTAGACAGTAGCGCAATGCTTAACTCTAAGGCTGGATCATGGTGGGAAGAAAATCCGCAGAGAGGTAGAGCTAACAATTCAGTTGTACTAGTAAGGCATAAGATTGATAAGAAAACTTTCGACAAAGTATGGGAGCGTATTGAAGCGTCTGGATCTGGCGAACCCGGCATATATCTTACTAATGACAAAGACTGGGGAACTAATCCTTGTTGCGAAATTGCCTTAAGGCCAAATCAGTTCTGTAATTTAACAGAGATTAATATGTCTGACATTGAAGATCAAAATGATTTCAACGCTAGATCTTCCGCAGCCTCGTTTCTTGGAACATTACAAGCTGCTTATTCAGACTTCCATTACTTAAGAGACATATGGAGAAAGAACACTGAAAAAGATGCGTTACTAGGCGTATCTATGACAGGTATTGCGTCTAAATCAAACTTAGAATTAAATTATGAAGAAGCAGCGAAACACGTTAAGGAGACTAATAAGAGCATTGCTAGTATGTTGGGTATTAACGCTGCTGCTAGGACAACCGCTGTCAAGCCAGCAGGTACTACAAGTCTCGTACTTGGTACTTCTTCTGGTATTCATGCTTGGCATAATGATTATTACATTCGAAGAATGAGACTAGGCAAGAATGAAGCGATCTATTCCTATCTTGCTATACACCATCCAGAATTGCTAGAAGATGAATACTTTAATCCAACATTACAATCAGTCATATCTGTGCCTCAGATGGCTCCTGAAGGAGCTATAACGCGATATGAATCAACATTAGATTTGTTAGAAAGAGTAAAGCTGATTTCAAAAGACTGGGTTAAGCCCGGACACATTAAGGGAAACAATACACACAACGTTTCTTGTACCGTGTCTGTTAGAGATGATGAATGGAAAATTATCGGGGAATGGATGTGGGCAAACAAAGATTACTACAATGGTCTATCAGTGCTACCTTACAACGGCGGAACATACAAGCAAACGCCATTTGAGGATTGTACTAAAGAAGTATACGAAAAAATGATGCTAACCTTAAAAGATGTTGATTTGTCTGGGGTTGTCGAAATACAGGATAACACAAACTTTACTGACGCTGTGGCCTGTGGCGCTGGAGGATGCGAAATTGTATAGTTACTTAGGAACACAGTGCTGGATTTATACTTTACACATAAACAAAAATAAATAATATGAAAGAAACAACACTAATTGTAATGAAAAACAAAATTGAAGCGCTAACTAATGCGCTTCAACAAGTTGTTCAAGAACAGCAACATTTAAAAACCTTTGCTGTCGGCACTTTTGAATCTGTAAAACTTATGCCTGGATATGCTGAAGCCTTAGAGTCTTTAGCAATTAAAGCCAGTGTAAAATATGAATCAGAAAAGTAGCCTTGGTTATTTTGAATTAATTAAAAAAGGGACCACATTAGCGGTCCCTTTTTTTATTTTTGATTGCTAATAAACTTTTCAACAATATTAACAGCATTTATAGAATCTTTTATTCTTTTATTCTTTTTTCTAGTTTCTTTAGAATTAAAAGTTTTTATTCTTCTATCGATAATGCTATCTACTTTCTCGGAGGCTAGCTGCTCTTTAGTTAACTTTGAGACCCTCACTTTTTCATAAGCTATTTCCTCAATCTTTTTTTGAGCTCTGGTTTCTTTTGATTTTACTTTACCTTCTTCTTTTCTTGTTCCTTTAGCGTCCGCTTCTATTTTATTATCAGCTTTATTTTCTATACCAACGCTCCAAGGTGTCCATCCTAATCCAACTGTAACCCTTTGCCAAGCTTGATTCTCAGAATTTAATACCTGAGAAATATTTTCTACTTTAGTGGCTAATCTAGACATTGGTACATTTGTGATAGCTTCTATTTCTAGCCCTGCGATGTTGTACATTGGCCCAAGATGAACTCTACCGTCTTGCATAACTCCCCAACCTCTTGCCTCTATCAAGTCTTTGTCATATTTGCTTTGTTGCATACCACTATACATTTTTCTAAGTTTAGACCCAATCGGCGGTGATATGTTGGCTGCCTCAAGTACAACCTTTGCGTAATCAGCCTTGTAATTTTTATCTTTCTCGTCAAGATACTTTTTAGCTACATTCTTTAAGGTAGCAACTATAGCTCCCCCCACGCCAGCTCCTCTTAATACACTATCTAAAACGCCATTTGCTATAGCAATTGATTTTTCTTCTTTCTTTTTAGCTAAAGCTTCTTCGTCATCGTCGTCAAAAGCTAATGCGAACAAACCGTTTTGCAAGCTAGAAAATATAATATTCTGGATGGCTAAGTAATAAACTATTTTTGATATATGCGTTTTTGCGTCTCCTCTTCCATTTCTAAGATCTAGATAAGATTTTTTCACGGACCTAGCCTGCTGCATAGTGGTATTTTGGAATGCAAGTACTAATCTTCCGGCCGCTGACGCTTGCTGCTTAGATATATCCTTAGGGTCTCCAGACTGTTGCGTTTCGTCAGATACTTTTGAGAAATCTGCCCAAGCAAGAGTTTCTGCTTCTGCTTCTGTCTTGCCTTCTTTCAAATATGTTTTTATCCTATTCCTGTAGAACGGGGCTCCACCGGCCGATATTGCAAAACTATCCGCTATTTGTGTTGGAGCGTATCCTAGCTTAAGTAAATAGGCAGTTAATGCTTTTGCTTTGCTTTGGCTTCCTCTAACCGCGTTTGCTATTTCTGCTGCCTGTATGTCGTCTTTAAGGCCGCCTCTTCTTTCTTTTAATTTTGAAGAATTAAATATTGTAGCAAAATCACTCCAGTACTGCTTTTGATTTGCAAAGGCTGCTGCTGCGGCAATTGGGTTATTGTCTCTGAAATTTAAAAAATTGACTGCGCTAGTTAATTGCAAAGCTGCTGATCTAGTGTTCAAAAACATTATTGTCCCGACAGATCCATTTACCCAGCTGCTCCAGGCGCTAGTTTCTGAATCGCCGCCATAACTTCTATTCTTACCATTAGACATCCTATATACTACATCTTCTATCGCTACTCTTACGTTAGTTCCATAGACCGCTTCTATTTTGTTCATGTTAGGGCCAACTAGCTTGCCGGCTTCCCATTTGCCAAATACTTCAGACGCGTTGTCAATAAATTCACTTAAAAATTGTTTTCTGCCTTTACCTTCTGTTAGGTTATACAAGTCTGAAACTATTGTATCCGCATCCCAATGAGACGATGGATCCATCCACCCTGAATCTTGCCTACTAGCGGCCATCATGCCCTCTTTGAAAGCCAAAAGCTTTGGGTCACTGTTGACTAAGTTAACTAGCTTGTTAGTATCTCTTTCAGATAGCCCAGGGATCTCTGTGCCGGCTCCATTCCATATTGCAACACGAAGAGCTTGATCAATTGTGAAGTCTCCATCTGGCGTGAGTTTTTCAATTTTCTTACTAACGCCGGGGAAAGCTTTTAATAATGCTTTGTAGTCATTTTTTATCGACTGCCTAGCATTGTCCATTAGTATTATACCATCAGCATAAGGCTTAATTAGCGTTTCTGAAAAAAACTTTTGATGCGCTTCACCTTCTTTGCCTTTGCCCATAAAGTTGTATAGCAACAATTCAAAATCTTGCGCTGCCGGCGGAACGTAAAAGTCGTATTTATTTTTACTAGATCCTCTTCTTTTAGCAACGATGTCTGAGAAAACCTTATAGTTCTCCATACCCTTAACGTCTTCAATTATCTGATTGAAGTCTTGGCTAATTGACTGGCTTTGCTTAGCGCTGCTTGCCGAAGCTAATGCGTTTGTTATTAAAGCCATTAGACCGCTTGTATTGTCGAGCGATAGGTTTGTTTTTGTATTTATTTTTTCTACGTTAGGAAACATTCTGAAATAAATAGTGTCGACTTTCCTATCGTACCTAGTTTTATAGTTAAATGTAGCATCTAATGGAGTTATTCCTTCCACTAACCTTTTGTCCGAAATAGATTGGTTATTTTTACCGCCAATAGCATATAACCCGGCAGAATCTGTACCTCCTATCTGTATTAAGCCAACGTCTTTGTACAAGCTATTGAATATTTCAGGGCTAGCGTTCTTGTAGTCTAGAGACCCAAATACGTTATTAGGCATAAAGTACTTGGAGTAATTTATTAACTCCTTCATAGCAACTCGTCTTTCTTCGGTATTGCCGAATGAGTTCGGTATTGTTATATTGCCTGATCTTGTAGTTTCAAATTTTATGCCTGTTTGCTTACTAGCTTCTTCTATCGCTCCTAATATATTATTAAAGTATATTTTTTGATCTCTTATAAATTCTTCATATAGCGCTGTTGTACCAAGATTTTTAGAGAGTGTAAATTCGTCATTAAATTTACCGTCTTTAAATAAGTTTTTTAAGCTTAAGCTACTGAATTGGGCATGGACATTTAGTTTAACCTCTATTAAGTATTCTTTGCCAGATATTTTTACTACAATATCTCCCTTTATATTTTTAGAGATTTTTATGTCTGACTTTTTTGTTACTTTATTTAAAAAAGATTGTAGTCCCTTTTCATACCTATCACCTGCGTTTGCAGCTTGTTGGGCTTGTATAGCAGCTATTAACCCCGCATTAAATAGATCGTCGACTAAAATGTTTATAGTAGCCATGTTAACGTCTGTATCTTTTGAGATTGCCTCTTTAAGATCGGCCCACTCCTTAGTGTCCATGCCTATATTAACCATGCCGCCCCATAAATCCAAAACTCTATTTTTAGCTTTAGCATCAGTAAGCCTTTCGATAATAGTGTTAACGCTATTATCTATTTTTTCAGAAAGTTTAACATTACCTCTTTCCATCTGTTTTATCATCTGGACAATTGTATTCTCGGCAATCTCAGCGCCTTGTCTAGTCTGGTTAGCTGATAATGCTTGATACAATTCCCCCTCAACAGTAAGGTCATTACTTATAATATCAAACGCAAACTCTTCTGCTACTGCCTTAGCCAAAGCTTCTTTTCTACCTCTTATTGGGTTTCCGCCAGGCTCGAGTATTTGCGATAAAAAAACTTCGTTAGAAATGTTATTATTAACATTGGGCAGTCTTCTAGATAGTTCCGCTCCTGATGTTCGCCCTGCGTTATCAGTAGAAACGCTTTCACGATCTATTTTTTTACCAACCCAGTCCGGAAAGTTAGTCCACTTGCCATCAATTCTTTTTTGTATAGCTTGCGGAATGCCTCCTTTACCGTCTAAGCCCATAAGAAAGGTTGTAGTCATATTCTCTAGAACATACTTTTTATGCTGTATTGACCAGTTTTTTAGTTGGTTATCTTTTTTACCACCCATAGCTGTTTTTATATCAATGTCTATTTGCTTACCAACGTTATCCCGAATTTCAGCTATTAACGGAGTTACGGTACGGTTCATTGATATAGGAGCGTCTATCCTTGAGCCAAGAGTCCTTAATATTGTTAATAACTTCTTTTTTGCAGACTCCACAACGGCAGGCCCAAAAACACCTAAATCTATAGCGTTTTTGTATTTTGGCTTTTCTTCTGCTCGCTCCATTACATTTTGATCTGCTGTTTCTGTAGCGGTAAGTCCGACTTCCTCCGATGCATCCTTATTAAATTGCGAATCTAGCACTCTCCTAGACGCGGTAATAGCTCTAACTGGTAGGTATTTATTTATATAAGCGGCTAACGGAGCACCTTTATCCGGATTATATTTTTTTATTAGGTATAGTATACCTCCTTCACCAGTCTCAACCTCGTCCATCAAAAGCTCTCTGTCAAATCCCGGTGCATCTCTACGCTTATCTACTATTTTTTTAGTAATAGGCTTGAATAGCTGTATTATGTCAAAAGCGCCGTCGACTCCTTTTGTTTCATATATACTTTGAACTTTGTCTGAAGATATTGAGCCTTTTTCTTTTCGTATAATTTCTTTAGCTTCTATTTCTTCTTTTGACAAAACTTTTGTTTCAGAATCTTTTTTAGGTTTAATGTCGCTTGCGTTAGTTTTATTTTTAGCAGCGACAGGTTCAGGCACGCCAAACTCTTCTTCATACTCTAATTTAGCCATTTCTTTCTCAAAGTACTCTATATCACCGTCATCAGACAATTTGTCTTCAAGATTACTCATTCTATCATCTATGGACAGCGAGGCTTTAGGAAGCGAAACATCTGTAGTAGATTTGGCATTTTTAGATATATCTTTAAATGCTTTGTTAAATTTGCCCTTTTCAAAACTTTTATTATAGTCCCTAACAAAGTTAAAAACATCTTTTCCGGAGTCCCACCTTATATTTATTATGCCTGCATCTTGTAGAAGGTTCCTTATTAGGTCTCCAATTTTTACAAATACTGTTTCATTATATTTTATATCACCTCTGCTTAACGCTTCTGATAGCAAAGTAATTGTTTCCTCAAAAGTGTCTCCTTTTTTATTATCCAAAGCCTTTTGTATCACCGCTAGGTATGAATCATATTTTTCTTTATTAATAGATCCATCCTCGAGTTTACCGTCAATAGACTCTTTTGCTTTTTCAAACTGTGTCTGCGTTTCTGCTAATTTCTCAGAATAACCAGCCATCCTTTCATTAAACTCTTTGCCGCTTGTGGCGTCCTTGCCAATAAGGTCTTTAATATAAGCCTGAAGGGCTACACCTGCTTTTTCCTGCAACTCCGGATTAGAGCCAAAAGCTTTAGATAATATTCCGTGTAGCACCTCGTGCTGACCTGTCGTAAATAATAAGCTAGCTTTAGCCGCTTGTTTATTTACTATAGCAACATAGCGCCCAGTTTTTAGCTTAACGAATGTACCAGGCGATTTTGAATAATCAGCCATTTGCTCTGCGGAAATTTCGTTTTCAAGAGGGTTTGCTTCAAAAAACGCTAGAGCTTCAGCCTCGTTGCTCACCGGAATAAAGTCAGTGTCATTGCTTAGCCCAAGTTTGTCTATTGCTACCTTAGCCCTTTCAACGTCAAGCTTTATGTCATTATCGTATTTAGCTGATTTAGCTTCACCGATTACAGATTCTATTTGCGAATTTATCTCTTGTACTTTATTATTCTGGGACTTTGTTAACGTTGGATCTCCAATGCTTTTTATAACCTTAACTAATTTTACTCGCTCCTTTAATAATTCTGTAGTCTTAACTTTGTCGCTGGCCGAAAGATCAAGTTGGTTTAATTGATTTGCCACAGAGTACGTCATATTGAACTCTTCTTTTATTTTTTCACCTTCTTCTTTTGTTATTTTTTCAGATGCTACATCATTTTCAATTTGGCTATTTAATATTTTATTTGCGCCAGGTATTACAGCAACAGCTATTTGCGCTTCTGTAACAGGTGTATTTGGGTTAAATAGTTCTATGGCTGTGCCCGCCTCGCTATCTTTTAATTGAATATTTACTTTTCTTGCAACAACTCCATCTTTAAAAGACTCAATACCCTTGGCTATGCTTACAGGTGAACCCCAAACGCCGCCTCCGGCTACTCCGAGTATGAATGAGTCCATCGCTCCTTCTAATGCCGGCTTGCCTTTTATAAGATTTTGGGTTACTGTAGTAGCCACCTCCTCAATGCCTTCCCCTAGCATAGCTATAGGAGCTCCGTATTTTTTTATAGCGGTTTGATAGGCTACAACAAGGCCTTTCTTAAAAATATCTTGTCCGATTTCAACACCCTCTTTTCGTACTATGTCTCCATAAACCTTTCCTAGACTACCGCCTGTTATTGAAGAGAATACGCTCTCGGCTCCGGCCATGCCAAGGCCCATCATAGTGTTGCCTATTTCGGAGTTTCCTGGGTTTTCTTCTCTAATCTCCCTTGTCGCAGGTCCGGCCATTGCGGCGGTTGATATAGCTGCTAGCTTAGCCATGCTGAAATTAGCGCCACCTACCATAAACGCGGCGCTCATTGGGGCACTCTCTGCAAGGCCTGTGCCTATTAAAGCGAACGCATCTAAGTAATTACGGTCCTTTATATTCTGGGTTATGCTTACAGAATCGTAGTTAGCGTTGTCATAAATATCATTACCCTTTTTTATATCGTTCTGCTCTTCTATGAAATAATCCATAATAGGGTTTGACGTGCCAAAGGACTTGTCGAATTTGTCAGGGGACGCTTCCCACCGCTTATCACCAGATGCATACGCATAGGCATTTTGAGGTATAGCCATTACAGAATACGCCGTCTCGGGCATAGAAGCTATAGATTCGCCAACGTAATTCAAGCCTTTAGCTAATCCGGAAGCTGCCCGCTGAATATACCATTGATTAGCAAATTTATCTTTCGTAGCTGCCGCGCTATCAAGTATTTCTTTAGATTTTGATTCTATCTCCGCTGCGCCTATTTTTTTTCCTTTTAACGGATTAGAGCCGGTTAATAATGATCTAGACGACACGTTGTTTATATCAATTTTTTGCTCAGGCGATAAGTCTTCATATTGCATACCGCTAAAAGACTTTATGGCGTAGTCCTCGTCTTCTTTGGACACGGACTTGTTTTTTAAACCAGCCCTACGGCCGCCTGCTTCTATAAAATCTATATCTTTACTTTTAATCTTTTCGCCTAATTGATTAGCAAAAGTTTTAGGGTTATATTCCCTAATTGATTTATCGCTAGCGCTCTTAACAGATGCAACTGTTTTTGCTGGCTTAACCAACTCGTCTATGCCTAAAAATTCGTTTAACCCATCTGTTTTAGAGAATGGGTTATCTTGTGATGCCGAAGAAGGTTTCGCCGATTTGGAAACCGTATTTTTTACGTCTGCAGTGGCACTTTTCTCCGCAGATTTCGACTTCTTTCCCGGCCCTCCAATACTTGGTGTTGACAGTCCATTAAAAGAAAGCACATCATCAAATGATATGCCGTTTTCTTCTGCTGTCGATTTTATAAAATCCTCAGTGTATACGTTGCCGTCTTTGTCTGTGTAATCAGCCATAGCTATTAAATTTTATTTTATTATTTACTTACTTTTAATTTACCAGTGTTTTTACCTCCATATGCTTGCTGCAATCCTTTTGCAAATGCGGTTGGGTCAGACTTGCCGTTTGAAGGCACCTCTTCCGCGGTTGGTTTTCTAACCTCCTCGGTCTTGGGGTTGTACATGTAACCTACACCTTTACTAACAACATATTGAAAATCTCCTGGCGATTCTACTGCAATGTTTTGTTTTTTATCTCCATACAATGCTGCTCTTTTCCTGAGTGCTTTGTCTATAGACGCTTGTTCCATTCTTCTTTTTTCAGCCATACCTTGATTAGCCACATCTGTTCTAGCTTTGACTAATCTATCTATAACCTTTGATCTTATATTATCAATTTCTCCATCAGCACCCTTATTAGCATCCCATATATTACCAATGTCTCTCATACCAAGCTCTGACTCAAAGTCGTACACTATTGACTTAAGAGATGAAGGGTCTTGCAACGCCTGCTCTAGTTGCATCCTATACATATTGTTTTCTGTACTTGTTGGCATAACTCCAGATTTGTATACGGACTCATTGCTTTTTAATAGCGTATTAGCAAGTTCATAGTCCTTATACATGGGAGCGGGAGCATCATTAAACGATACTAAGTTGTCATCTATGTTAAACCCAAGATTACCACCTTCTGTTATTTGCATGGGGGAGTCATACTTAGCATCGCTTTTTTTATCGCCATCACCATCATAAAATCCGTACATAATCATTGATGCTCTATTGCTATCTGGATCCATGCCTTTAGAAAGCGAATTGCTTACTTGATCTTGCGCATAATCCATTTTACTTTGCTTGTACGCTTTTAATTGCTCTGCTAAGTTAGTAAAGCTACTATTAACGCCGTTCATTACATCTACGTACTCCATGTATTCTGCGGAAGAACTATCTTCTAGCTTAGCAACCTTCCTAGCTGCTTCCGCATATTTTGATCTTTCACCAATAAGGAATCCTCTCATAGCCGATGTTTCTGAACCTGAAAAAGAACTAAAATCCATTCCAGTCTTCATCTTACTCATATACTCATTTACAGTGTTTTGGTACTGATCATTTTTTTTTACAGTCTGCGGCTTTCCTGTTGTTTGTTCAGGGGTCATTAGTCCTTTGCCAATCATATCCCCGATGTCCACAAAAGATTTACTTTCGCCTAATCTTTTTGCTCCTTCTATTAACGCGTTATTTGCCATAATTTTATTTTTATTCTTTACCCAACCATGCTCCAAGTTTCCCGCTCTTCATAGCAGAACCTGCCAACCCGGCAACGCCTCCTACAATAGCTTTAGTTGCCCCAGCTCTAGCGTCATTAGCCGCTCCTAAGCGCTGTTGAGACATACCTAGCATTGTATCTACCTTATCTTTTTCGTCTGCTCTAGATTGGTATTCTCCTTGTATTTCGTTAGATTGTAGCTGAGCAGCCATCTGCCTTTCAGCAGCTTGATTACCTGCTTCTTGTTGCCCAATAGATACGGCCGCGCCTTGTGCGTTTTGCGTTTGCTGATTAGCTAAAGACTGCGCTAATGCCGCAATACCAGAGCCGCCCGCTGCACCCTTTAAGGAGTCCATTGTATTAGCCATGCCTTGGTTTTGCTGCTGAGAAATAAAGTCAGCCTCTTGCGTATTCACGGTTAAATCTTCGTAAACATTTTGTTGGTCTTTATATAGGTTAGACGTATCAGCGCCTTCCATCCTTGCTTTATTCCTACCGAACTCACTTTGAGCGGTAGCTTGTTCTCTTTTTCTTTTGCCACTCCCAATCATTCCACTTGCTATTCCGGCTAGCCCTTGGACTGCTCCCATAGCTGCTCCTAATGGTATCATAATTATATAGTTTTATAAGTTATTATCACGTATTATTTACTGCTTTCAACTACCTCGCTGCCAACCGCAAACAACTCAGCTTCTGATTCTGAATTGTTCATAAATTGAATTTCAGCGTAGTAGCCTTTAATACCGCTAGTGTTAACTTCAGCGGTTTTGCTAAATAGTATAAAACTTGATAAGCTAGGCCTTGAGCTATTAGGTGCTATTTCTACATCTATAGATTTGCTGTGTGCTGCTACTATTGCCCCGATATACGAAATGTTGTCACCGTTTACATCGTCAGTGTAGTAAGCTATATCGCCTACCTGCACGGATACGTTTATAGGCTTAAGGAAAGTTAATGTTATTGTTGCCATATTAGTTGTTAATTAGCCATAGGTTACACTCATCAACGGTATTTAATACTGGGCTATGATCGCAATATTCATCGACATAGTATATAGCCACATATTTATCTTCATTTCTATCTTTATATATTACATACCCAATAGCCCAAAACTCTATATTTGGGCTATTTAGATTACTATACATAAATGTTGTTGCTTGTTTTATTTCAATCATAATTATTAAACGTTAGGTGTTGTGGTATCCGCGTTGTTTAATACACCTAAGCCTGTTGCTAGGTCGTATGTTAATGTTGCTAATCTCCATCCAGTAGTAGTGGATTTGCTTGTGCCGTCTGGGTCTCCAGGAGCATAAGGACCTGGTATTACTAAACTAACAGAGTCTATGCTCAATGTTTCTGTAGCTGTCGGGTTCTCCCATATAAATCCATTTTTTACAGGTGTTCCACCTTTCCACAAGGTGCAAGCAGCTTTAACAGGCTGTATTCCGGTAGTGCTATACCAGAAACATCTAAAGTCCCCTACGATAACATCCTCAGTCGGGTAAGCTGCTTTAAATTGGTTAATATCCATAAGAACAGATTCAAATCCTGTTCCTGTGTTATCGCCTCCCCAAGTCATAATCGGGATTCCAGTTGTAGGCCAAGCGGAACTAACAGACCACCCTAGCATATCAGGCTGCGTTGTTTGTCCGATATTAGGGCTTACTATTCTTGATCTTGTATCTAGGTCTAACCCGTCGATAAACTCATAGGTCACCATAACCCAGTCTGCATAAAATTGGAAGCTACTTTCGCCTAGCTCAAACTCAACAATAAGCGTGTTGCCTGTCGAATCAGTTATTTCAACAATATAAGCAGTGGAAGCTTCTAGTCCAGTTAACTGTAAGGGACTAACTGCTGTAAGAACAGGAGGGGGGCCGTCTACTGTGTATGTAAACGGGCCAGCGTTACCGGTAAAGTATATTGTAGCAGTACCATTGGTACCTGATCCGTTAGTAGGATCTGTGGTAGTATAACTGTCTAGTACTAAAATTGAAGGTGTATCAAACTGTAAAACATTTCCATAATCGGTGCCGGCCTCGTTAGTGGCATAAGCTCGTACATAGTGGGTTGTAAGTGATGCTATAGGACTAACTTGACTAGCGTAGTCGGATGTTCCGGTTCCGTCATTAGTAGAGCCTGATATGCTCAAGAAGTTATCGGTGCTCCACTCAACGCCTTTTGCGGTAATAAAGCCGCCGTTGTCAACGAGGGTGTTTCCTCCGCTACTAGCAGATGTGCTTTGTATATTTGTAACCGCCGTTGTATTAAGTTGCGGTGTAGTAATTATAGTTAACAAACTTGTTAAGTCTAGTACCGTTTCCATATTTGTTCCACCGTAAATCTCTACGCTGCCGCTTACGGTGATAACTCCAGTAGTAGCCGGATTTTCTAAAGTGATATTAGCTGTCGGATAAAGAGTAGTGCCTCCGTTAAATAAAGGATTAATATTACTCCACTCGTTAATCGTAGGCTGCGCGGACAATACTAGTATTGTATTGCCGGTTAGCGGAGGAACTGGTAATATATTCCACGGAATATCTATAGTAAAAGCTTCGTCTCCAGCTGCCGGGGCCTTAAATGCTGTAAAAGATTTCACAACAGTGGCTACGCTACCAATGCCTGCATTAAACAATACATTGAAAGCAACTTCGGTGTCTAGCCTTTGCTCTATTGTAAAAGGATTCTGTTGTATAAATGGCGTCGCCAAGTCGCCGGACAGTTCTATTGTGTATGTTGTATTAACAGCCACTTCTGGAAACACTATTTCTAATGCAAAAACACCGGACGGGCCCATTACACTGTTAGTAACTAAGTCTACCCCATTCATATTGATAGTGAATGTAGCTCCAGGATTACCGAACACTTGCATTATTCGTGTATCACCTGCTGGTATAATGCCAGCGGTACTTATAGAGTAGCTGGCAATCTCGATAACAGGCACGTATATTTCATAAGCGCAAGCGTCCAATGACCATATATCCCCAGCTATATTAGCATTAGGGAAAGTATACACTATAGTAAAATCAACTTCTATTAAATTACCCTCTATATCAAAAATTTTACTTGACAACAGCGAGTAATTATTTATATTCCCTGAGGCTAATGATAAGACAGGGGTTGTTGGAAAATAATATCCTAAGTCTGCTACTGTTGGTACTGTTAATACATTTACAGTAGCGCCAAATACCCCGGCACCACTATAAGCGTTTGGATAAGCACCTATATTGCAAGTGACGCCGTCGGATATAGAACCACTTATGCTATACGTAATCAGTTCTGCAAAACCGTTTATGCAAAATGGCAACGGAACATCAGCCTGAGGCATTATAAACGGCGAAATAAAAGTTATTGTAGCGTCAACGTCTAGTCCGTTCTGTGCAAATGTAATATCGCTTATGCCAGTAGGCAGTGGCAATATTGCGCTAAAGTTAGCAGCAATTATATTGTACCCTGTATTAGGGGTTAATACCACTAGCACAGTTGGGTGTAATACGCTTATATCTGCTCCGGTTGTTTCGTTAAAGCTAGTTATACTGGCCGTGAAGTTATCTAATTCTGTTATCATGTATATTATATTATTTAACAATCTGGGTTTACAAATACGGATACTTTATATACTGTAGGGGTTACATCGCCCGTTATCGAAGATGCTCTGCCTATTCCTTGAACATTAAACTCCCTGGTATCAACATTGTTATCGCAATTGGTATTAAAAAAAGTTTCAACACCTCTTATATAGCTGAACTTTTTACCTTCTTTGTCAATAAATTCTTTCACGGTACCCTCTTGTAGGTCGGTAACTATTGAGTTTGTATACCATCCTTTTCTAACAGATTGAGACGAAGGCGTTAAGCTTTTTGCCTGTAATTGAGCCAAAGAAAAGCTTTGTGAACCATACCCGGTAACGCTGTACACATGCTCTAGTGCATCAGAGCCAGTATAGTTAACCGTATTAAAAGACTTCACTGTAATAGGGTCATCATTTAATATCATGGTAAACGAGCTTTCATAATACTTACCTAGTAAGGCGTCCGATTGACCAATGCCATAAAAATTATTGTGAAGAGCGTTTACGTTGTGTTCCCATATTTTCCCGCTGCTAAACGTGTAGTATGCGCTGTTTAAGGATAAGCCAGACTCTGGTATATATACCTTTCTACTTGTCCATCCACCAACTTCTTCTTTGAATGACAAGGTAGTCCTAGTGGTAGGTAAAGAATTCAAAAAAGCAGAACAGTTAGTATCTTTGCTTGTTCTATCAACCTTTCCTACGCCTAATAAGTTTTGCCAATAAGGGGACAGTGTATTTAAAGTAACGTTATACTCCTTAGCGTTCATGTCCCAAGAACCGATTATATTTTTATTTAAGGTTAGATTGTCATTGAAGAACGCATCCATTCCTTTGTCAGCAATCTCGGTAATGCCGTCTTGGGATAGCCTTATCACCGTGCCTCTAGCTTTGTCTGTAAAATATATTCTATATCCATATTCAGCAAATGATTCTGGATTAGTGGATATACCAAACTCTCCGGAGTAGGATGTTGCTTGCCCTAGAACTCTATTACTAGAGGTAAGGTTGGTGCTGCCGTCGGCATTGTATAAAGCGTCTTTGTCTGTTAATATATACAAACATTTATCCTCACACAGCGTTATTAAATTTGTATCTCTTGATCGTAATTTTTGTATTGATCCGTATTCTGGCAATAGGTCCTTTGTAATTGCCTCAGCTTGTATAAATTGGTTTAAGTCATTGACTCCAGACATCGAATTGAATAGCTGCGAGAATATTAAAGATGTATATTTAATTTCTGCTTTATGCGGTTCATCTAGCGGAGCGGAAACGACTGGACCTTTGTCTATAGTGGGAGCGTTATAGTCATCCCTGATTCTGTTTGATTCAACCCCATTGCCGTAAGAATAACAATTGAACCAATTTAGAGCTTTAGGCGTACCAGAATCGCTTATAGGAAATGCTCCTGAAGCTTGATGGTAGATATCTATATCAACAGCCTCTCTAGGCTCTGTCTCAAATATAGCTGGGTTTGATGAAGACAATATATTGTTAGAATCAACTCTAACTTCTTTAACAACTTCAATGCCTGTTGCTGTAAATCCCCCTTCAAACGGTTTATTTAGAACAACTCTAACTGCTTTTCTTGAGTTACTTTGTGTTGTCTTTAAAAAACTACCGCATCCGCCAAACCCTCTTCTTCCAAAAAAAGTTTCTGTTTGCACAACAATGTACACGTCACTTTTATTTCCGCTTGCGTCAACAAATCTAATTTTAGTATTTGTAGAGTTAAGGTAAAGGTCTAACAAAGGAGTTGAAGACGTAGACGGGTCCACCGTCTTGCCGTCGCCAAACCCGGCAAAAGCAACACCAAACCAAGTCTGGTTAGGAACAGGTCTTCTTATGCGATCGCTCCAGCTTCCAGCGCAGCTTTTAGCATACGGATCTGTCCACCCTAGCCCTTGCACACCTGCGGTAGAAGTGCCGGGGCCTTCGTTAGGCACAGCGATGGGAACGTCGTTGGATTCTAAGATAGCGTAGGTCGGTTGAAAGCCAGCAAATGAGGATATTACGTAGTTATCAAAATTAACATCTCTATTTATTTTTGCAAAAAACCTACCCTCATACTCAGGCTTTGACTCTACAACTTTTTCTTTTATGTTTATGGTAAACTTATCGTCTAAATCTAAGCTATCTAAGAACGCAGCCTCAGGCCCTAAAGGCTCTTGCAAGGTAACTCGATATGAAGTTGGGGGGTCGCCTATTGGCCCACCTGCTGATATTTCATACTCGTAAGTTGCATTACTTCCCTGGCTTATTATTATAGAGTGGTTTGCTGAGAACCCCTGATTAAACGCTGTGTTTTGGTCAATAGTCGGTCCTTTAAAGCTAAACTGTATAACGTCTACGCCAGGATTTGACGAGCTTAACGCCGACACTTCCGCTTGAGCGATACTTATGGTGGTAGTTGCTATGAAAGCAGGCGCTTCATTTTCGATAGCCAAAACCTTAAATCTAGCTTTAGCAGGCACAGCCGCGTCATTATCGTGGGATTTTTTTAGTATCAAATATGAATCTTCGGATATTTTATTTCTTTCAGACGACGGGAACGATAGCCATATATTACCGTCTTCTGCAAAGTAAAATCTATCTAATGCTAAATTATAATATTCATTAGCCCCTTCCTTAACAAAGTATTTAAAATGTGTTGCAAAACTGGGTATGTTTGTTCCTCCCAGCTGGGCTATTATACTATTTATTTTATTTGACGCTACAATAGGCACAAAAAACGAGCTGTTGTTAGATGTAAATATAGGAGTTTCTCTACCGTACTCGTCCAGGAAGTTAACCCCCACCTGGTAAGTTCTAATAGACTTTAGTGAAGGAATAGGTAATCTAGATATTCTAGTTAGGATTCCATCGCCAGACTCAGGATCTACCTCAACTGGGTGTATATTTTGTTGCAAAGAAGACAATATAATAGGCTCTATAACGTCATATTGCTGAGTGTAGTTGCCGTATACTAGTCTATTAGCTGTTATTTCTTGTGCTTTGGCTAACCTAGGGACATTGTCATAAGGCCTTAATAGCTGGTTTGAATTTATAATAGCCCCAATGACTTCACTAATAATTGTAAAGGTTGTTACGTTTTTGTCTGTTATGTTGTCTACAACGTATACGGAACTTGAATTAGACGCTTTAAATAGTATTTCTATTTCTTCAACTGACTCATCTCCCCAGTTTAGATCGCTTAATACTATTTGTCTAGCGTTATTCACCATGCCTGTATTATAGCCATCGCTTGATAAATATTTAAACTTACCGCCTACAAAAACAACTTCTGTAAAAGGAGAAAATCCAGACACTTGGTTGTTATTATATTTCCATCTATATGAAAACCTTGGAAAAATATATTCAAAAAGGACAGCTTCTTCTATAAGCAGAACGCTCCATTGCAATACATCTGGTAAACGAGGTATTGTTGAAGATATAGATTGTATTCTGCATTGCAAAGTGTTACCAATAAGCAAATTGCCGTTTTCATCTAACGGCCCTACGATTAATAACTTTAAGCCGTACGTGGTAACCTCGTTAGTCGCGCTTACAGTTTCCGCTTCAAGAGTTATTAAGTCTAAGTTTTTGTAGTTGTCAATAGCTGGCGTTGTCACGATAGTTACACTGCCTTTTACACTGTCCTCAACGTATGTTGGTAGAGAACTATACACTAGCGGTTGTAATGGATCGGGTATGTAGGTAAAGTTTTGAGTGTTGAAGCCATTTATTATAGGTGTTCCAGTATAAGCTGTAGACAGAGGCAATAATCCTGTGCCATTCCCGCCTCTTCCACTAGCATTAGCAGTAACAGAGGGGGCTAATAAAGGTCTTTTTCTTATAACGGTTATATCCGACTCGACGAAGCCTCTATTGTATATTGTCGAATGAACCAGAAAGCTTGTTGTGGAGTTAACCCAATCACTTATGGTTATGTTTTTTGGCTCAGTTTGATTATCTGTCCAGAGTAGCATGCCTTCTAAAACATTTATACCGGTTATTAAATAATCCGGGCTAAATTTCAAAATATCTTGAGTGTCTACTAGTAACGGCGCTGTGATCTTTGTCGTGGTATTGTATGAGGCTATTACGCTAGCCGTGTCAGACGATATAAACCAATATACATATTCCGTAGCATTGTCAGCAATTGAACCGACACAGACAGCGTTTTGCAATGATGATATATATCCAGAACTCCACTCGGTAAATAACTCAGTAGATGGATTATATGTTTTGTTTTTTTTCTCTAATGTGCCCTTTATGTTTTGGAATGTGCCTACCTGAGATGTTGCTGAAGTTGCAATTTGCAAATTCAACGCGTCTCTATACTCGCCATTTGGCACTAACCTTTCGTCAAGGTCCTTGTTCATTTTACCGGCGGTAAAGCCATGTACTAAATCTGCCATAAGTATTTTTAGTGTTTAATCCATTTAGATTGATTCTTCATAAGCTGAGCCATTAATGTTGTTTTAAGGTTAGATAATCTAATCTTCGCATTTCTTTTAGCTGCTGTTAATTCGCGTTTGTATCTTGCAACAATATATTCCTGCGGATTAGCTCTAGTGGATAATACTGCATAAGCAATATATTTGTATATAGCGTCTATCGCAAATTTATGCACTGTCATATCGTTATCTGACCCTAAGCCATCACTTATATATTTTAGGGTAACTATTCTGCCTCTTATATCAGAACTAAACCTAATAACACCTTTTATTTTATCAATATAGAATGTGCCATTAGCCTGAGCAGTTTCCGGATTTAACCCATATCTTCTGCCATAAGCATATAAGCCTATTAAATCTGGGTTGTTAGCGTAGTTCCATAGTCCGTTAGGGGCTAAAGGCGTACTAGAACCGCCGGTGGATTTATCCCATCTTTTTAAAGTCTCTGACTCATTAGCTATTGTTACTTCTCCGCTGTTGTCAAAAGTATACTCATGTGATTCGTCTTGTATATAGGGGGTTGGGTTGCTGGTGACTTCGGTTCTGTAAATAGGTCTTTCAATACCTTGAGAATCTGTCCAAGAAATTTTTGTGTAGTTTACATAATCTTGTGGTAATATCATGTACAGCCCAGGTGGAACTTCTATTTCTATTGCTTTATCTTGGGGCAGGATATCAAAACTAAACTCCTGTATCGCGCGCATAGCGTGAAACTGTACGTCCGTTCTTTTTATTTTAGATATTATTTTATCTTCGCCAACATACATTATCATAAAGTTATTTATAATATCGTTTATTGGCACAAACTGGTAATTGCCGTACTCCTCGTCATTGCTATTCCATGCGCCGTCGGGGCCTAAGTAGTATTCTTCTTCCGTTTTGTCTATCAGTCCCATTTATTAAGATTTTTCTTGTTGAGTGTTTTGAGCTTCGATTCCATTTGCCACTTGATACAGCCCAAGATCTTTTATGAGCAACCCGGCTAATTCTAATACTTTAATAACTAGTTCAGTTTCTTCTGATTCATGCAATTGAAAATTAACCGATGTACTTGAATCGTATAAAGCTTCTCCATATACCATTTGGTAACTCCATTCCACTTCAACTGGTGAAGATATGTAATTACAAGATACACCTAAAATTATTTCAGCGTTACCATATATTTTGTATCCGCTATCATTTGCTATAAAAACAGGTCTTGAGTTTGATGGCTTAGTGTACGGCGACTGGGCTATATACAAATATTCATTGTAGTTCAGTCTTTCGGCTTCTACAGGTATAATTGTATTAACTACAGTATTAGGCGTGGGGTAAAGAGACTTCGAAGTAACGGTGTTGTTATAAACAATAGTACCAAGTCTATATAGGTTTGCAGGAGCATTCCAATATCCAGAGCCAGGATTATACGCCATAGACGCATTTGACTCGAATATATTTATTTTTTCATTTAGGATATTAAGCATATCCGAAAACTCAGTGCTATTGCCTGACATTCTACCGAACTGATTAATATCATAAAAATATTGCTCAAATAAATCTAGTTGAGCTTGATTAGCAAATAAGTTAAAATCTTGCGGGGTGAGATACCCTCTTTGCTCCTTGTTAAGTATTGCTAACACTCTTTGATAAACAGTATCTACGCTTACAGCCATAATTTGTTTTTTATTATTTATAGTAAAAAGGCCACCCATAAGGCAGCCTAACTACTATAATGAGTAATCTTAAAGTCTTTTTTGTATTGCCTTAAATACTTCCATACCTTCATCGGTTTTGAAGTAAGCAGACAACGCTGAATACGGGTGTTCGTCAAATGGAATAGTCATAAGCTTTCTTCCGCCAACGCCGTAGGTAAATGTTCTTTGGTCGCCTGATAAAGCTAGTATGCCAGCTTCAACAGCTCTAATACCTATATTTCTTAATTGTGTATTGTCATCAGTGGCTAGCTGCATAAATTTTTCTGGATAGTTTCTAGCAAACACGAGTAAATCTCTTTTTAACTCTTTAGATGATAGCTTAGTGACCTTAGAGCCCATTTCAACTCTTAGTATACCTTCGGCTTCATCAATATCCATATCCTTTGCCATATTTAATGCTTCCAGCTCAAATTCTATCCAATCAACTTCGTTAGTTGCAATGGCTTCTGACTGGTACTCTTTTATTACCCCAGATATAGCGGCCGGATGGTACAGTGACAAAAATTTTTGTAATGCTACTTGTTCCTTTGGAACTCTAATCGCTCCGTTCTTTAAAACAATTCTGCCAAGTATTACTTGCCCCTCTTGTTCGTCAACAAAAACTGACCTTTGGTTTGTGGCATATCTTAACTCTCTTTGGTATCCCTTTTCAGGATCGAACCACAGCAACGATTTAACGTTACTATGCTTTGTTGGGAGCGTGTAAATTAATGGCTTCCTACCAGTAGTTAATTCATATAACCTATCTTTTATAACCCATTCATCTTTTTTTGGAGTAGCTTTTACTTTTTCAGTATCTATTCCTGTAAATGTGGTTTGCACAGTATCTTGCGCGTATTCTTGCTCGCTTTTTTCAGCTTTAGCTATTACTTGTTTTGCCATAATATAATATAATTTAATAATTTAGAAAAGTAATAATCGCCCCCGTATATACAACGAGGGCAACTACTACAATAAAAATAATACTAGGTTGCTTTGAATAACACGAAGTTGTTCGCGGCTTGAGTACACATTGTTCTTTCAGATAAGAAATGAACATTCATCTTATCAGAGTCGCTTGTGTAGTTTCCTCCAACTGAACCAGTAACCCAAGATTTTAAACGTCTGTCGTCTGCCTCAGAAGAGCGGTAGCGAATATGTAAAAATGGTCTTGATATGTTCTGTCCTAATTGTTGGTCATAAACTGTAGAAGTCCCGGCTGGAACCAATACTCCTTTAATATCATTGATAAGTCCACGAGTTGTAGAATCATTCAAATATTTCCAGTCAGTTTTATAAAAATCGTAAGCACCTCTACGGAATCCAGAGAATCCTAAGTTTAATGCCATATCCTCAGAATTGTCAAATACACCATAAGATGTACCGCCAGCTCCGTAAGAGTTTTGAGCAGCAAGCATATTATCGATAGAAAGAGAAGTAGCTCTGTCTAAGAACAACATATTTTCTTCAATTGCTCCTTGCTTGTCTAACTCAGAAAGGATAGTATCAAATTCGGCAATACCAACTCCTCCTGCAGCTCCGAAGTCTGGGTCATTGTAAACAAGCCCTCTTTCTTCTAGTGCTCCAAATAAACCTTGAGTTCCTTGGATGTTTCCGCCTCCTGGATTTTGAGCTGTATTAGCTACAATTGTTCCAGCTGCTTTTTCTGCTTCAACCATTGCCATCTCTAGGTAGTCCTCAAAACGGATACGAGCCTCATGCTCTGATTTCAAGTACCATAAGTAACCTCCAGTTCCAATTTCAGTAGTAACTTCTACCCATCCGATTTGAGCTACGTCAGAACCGTTCACAGTGTACTTGTCTCTTAAGATAATTGGCTGATTGCTGTATGAAGTGAAAGATGCATCAACTGAGTTTCCTGCAGCTTCAGAACCCTTTAAGTACTCAGAACCGTAAACGAATAAGCTAAGCGGAGCTAATTCAGTAGCGCCTTGTAAAGCCGCGGTAAAGTTGCTGTTAGCATTATCATAAACAGAGATGTTGTAAGTTTGTACACCTGCAGCTAAAGCTCCAACAGAGTTAACGTAAGCTTTATTAGTTACGTTACCTAAGGCAACAACTAAAGTCATACCTGCTCCAAGCAACGGTGCTTTGCCATCCGCTCCTGGAGATGGTAACCCAATTGTTTGTCCGCCAGCCCCAGCAGGAGAGTTAGAAATAGCTGTGTCATAAGCAATGTGCAATCTTCCTTGTTCTGACCATACTACCTGGTCTGAGGCCATTGGCATTTCAGCGCCAACCATACGCAAGAATCCAGCGATTGTACGATTACCGTAACGCTCAATTTCTTTTTCGTACACCTCAGGTAAGAATTGTTGTGTCCAGTCCATATCTGCCAAAGACAAATAGTTGTCTCCAAATAAACCTTTTACAGGGCGTGGAGTTAAATGTGATAAATTTGCCAAACTAGCCGGCGACGTTTCAAATGCCATAATTTTTTATTTTAAATTTTCTTAAATGTTTTAATTCTCAATTTTGATTCAGCTGCTCCTGTATCAACTGCTCTCACTTGCCATCCATTAACCTGCTTAACATCTTGGTGAACGCCGCGAACGCCCATTTCAATATTTTTAGCTCTGGATGTACTATCTTTTATAGCGTCGGCTTTACCCTGCTCATAAAAGTGCTGTGCAACAGAATCTGCATTCATAGCTGTAAACAAACCCTTGTGATAACCTTTAGCGTCTGACATTTCATTTTTTTCGTCCAAGAACTTCTTGATAAAATTGTTAATGTCGCTTTGATTGCTTTTTACTTCGGGAGCATTTTTAACATTAAACCTATACTTTTTTTCTCCGACTTGGAAATCAAAACCTTTGAAGTCCTCAGAAAATACTTGATCTGTTTTTTGTAAAAATGTTTGTGTTTGTTTTTCAGCTAGTTTAGTAGCTTCTTCATTATCTTTATTATATCGGTTAAAGAATTCAACCGCTTTTTGTTGCTCAGGCGCTAACTTTACACCTGATTTAATTTCACTATAGTATTTACTTTTCAGCGTCTCTAAATGAGACTTTGCTTTTTGTAATTCTTCTTTTTGCGCAATCTTCTTTTTCTTAATATCTCTTTCGTCATCAACATCTTCGTCAAATGAAAAGTTTTCTTCCATTAAAAAATCAATTTCTTCAGGATCAAGGTGCGGCTTTGTATTTTGATAATACTCTTTTAAAAGCGAGTAGTTGTCTAGTTTACTATAATCTGTATTCAGTTTTACGTAGTCTTCTAACGTGCCGTTAGTTTCTGCCATAAAGTCAATTACTTTCTGTATATTTTCAGGCAACTCAATTCCTGAGGCTTTACTATCTAGCACTGCCTCTTTTATTTCAGATTGCAATTCAATTGCAGGCTTAGCGGCGCCATCTGGCAATTCGTCCTCAATTATTTCCTCGATAATAGAAGAAAGGGTCGCTGGAACATCTACTGTACCTTTCTCCTTTTCTTCAGGAATATCTATATCTGTAATTACAGGTTTTATTTCTATATCTGTTGCTGGCAAATCGGGGGTTTCAATAACAGGCTTTTTGCCTATTTGACTAAAGTCTACCTTTATTGTTCCGTCAGATAGTACTGACGTGCCATTGCTGTCAGCTACAACATCTGCAGTTTTTAATTCTTCTTTATTTTCCATGATAAAATATTATATAAGTATTAGTTTTATTATTACCTAGGTTCAAAGGAACCTAAGTCAAATCCGCCGCCCATTACGTCATTCCCTGAAGATTCAAAGTTTTTTGGTGGTGAATTTTTTTGCCTTTGATCTATTAGCTCGCTTTGTTGCGTAGCCTGCATCTTAACCCGGTCATCTTTTCTGTCTTGATCTTCTTGTAACTTCTTATTTGCGGACTCAGCTTCTATACCACGCAACTGCATGTTATATTGAAATTCAATTTCCATTAACTGTTTTTTAGCGTCAACTTCAACCTGTATTCTTCTTTCCTCAATAGAACCTTTAAGATTTTCAAGCTGAGACTTAGTTTGATACATAGCTTGATCTTTTTGTATTTCTGTCTGCGCAGCCGCTTGTTGCATTTGCATATTCGCTTGAGATTGAGCTTGTATATTCGCTTGCTGCTCTGCTTGAATTCTTTCCTGTCTTTTCTTTTGCCTTACTTTTAGCAACTGATTAGCTAGTTTTATATTCCTAACTTCTCTAATATCTATTGCATCAGATAGGTCTATTAATCCCCCTGACAATGCTACTTGTATATTGTTTTCTAGCATTGCTTTTTCTTCATCATCCGGAGTTAGTTCCAGCGCTATCGCAAAATCATGAATATGTAAATCTTTTAACTCATCTAAAGTAGCTACGTTAAACCCACCTATTTTTTGAATAAATGCTTCTTTAGCCGGATGGTATTCCAGTATGTCTGATATTCTTAGGGATAAGCACTCCGCTAGCTCCTGAGTTAGAAATAACCCTGAATCAAGTATATGTCTTGTTGCAGTATTTGAATTTGCAGCTGCTAACTTTTGTATTCCAACCAACGCTCTAGGATCTGGAGAGCTACCGTCTCTAGCTTCGTTTAAGCCGGTTACATCTCTTATCATTTGTAGATAATAGTTGTATGTCTGTATAAGCGTTTGTAGCTTTGCTCCGCCACTTCCGGTAGGGACTTCTTGTATTGGTACTTTGCCAGGATTCATATCCCCGTCTTGCGTGAATGATCTACCTATTATTGACCCAGTTTGGAAGAACATATTTAAAGCTTCTTGTGGGTTGTAATTTGTACCGTTTCCTAAATCAACTTCGTTTATACCATCAGCATCAAGATAAACACCATCAGGTATCATTCTTTGTAGTACTTGCTGCATTTTCAAATGGGTGATTTGTATCATGTCCGCAAATCCAGTGCATCTTCCCACAAGCGATTCAATTCTGCCTTGGTACATTCTTGGAGCAGTGATACTATAGTTCATTTTTACTTTAGTTTCATCGCTCTTAGGGCGCATCATATTTTTTGCTAAATCCCACTTAAGCATTATTTCTGTACCAAGTACCATTACGCCTTCGTATAACACTTCAATAGATCTAGACATTTTTCCGAACTGCGCCTCGTATTCCTCAATAGGAGGGTCAAATTGATCGTCCCTTAATATTATTTTTGAAGCTCCCGTAGCTGTTTCTTTAACTTTATAAACTTCATTCATATAAGTTTTAAAATTAAAATACAATAACTGTACAACGTTTGAATCTCTATTGTTGGCTCCACCGCTAACGTTGTTGTCCATAACGCCATAGTTCTGAGAGCCTTGTTGCTGTATTGCTTCCATTTCGGCCTCTGAGAGGTTCGGAAATTGTTTTTTAATTTCATTTAAAGGAACAAACTTAACTTCGCCAACATAATATATATCTTGAAAATAAGGGTCTTCAGTATAAGAATAGACAACATAGGCAGGATCAACGTAATCAACAGTTACTCCCTCTGACTCTGTAAAGTTATTTTTAACAACGCCTATACCAATAGTGGTAAGATCGTAGTAAAATCTTTTCTTTGTTAATCCGTATCTATTACCATCTAATATAGTGTTAATAGCTATCTCTTCTGCTATTTCAATACCTTGCTTGTAACTTAGCTGCATGTGCAAGTCGAGCTCTTCCTGGGAATCTGGCAGTTTTTCAGGCGGGTTTTCAAATAAATTTATACCAAAGTTTTCTTGTGCAAATTGGTTTAATTCTGCAGTTTGCAAATCCCTAATAATAGACTCTAAATATTTTGTTCTTTTACTAACCCCATAAGGATCCTGAGAATACGCTTTTAAATCAAATGATCTTTCCGCAATTCCGTTAACAACAATATCTACAAATTTAGATAATATCGGAACTGGTTTCCAGTCAAGATTTAAGTATGATAGATCGCCGTTTATAGATAGCTCATCTTTGTATTTTTGTATCGGCTGCTCGCCTCTAGCGTATAGTCTTAAAGCATGAAAAGTATTTTGATTGCTTCTATATCTAGTTGTTCCTGAGTTGTTAGAAAACCACTCATTTGAGATAGCCCTACCAACTTGAAGCCCGTAATCTAACGACACCTTTTCTTTGTCGCTAACTACTTGACTTGGAAAAAAACTATTTACTACTCCTTTAGCCATATTATTTTTTTATTATTTCTGATGTTGATCCGCTTTGCGAATATTTTGCAATACTTAAACTTATTGATGTTTTTTGGACTGGTGCATTTGGTCTATACAATTCCTTATTACAAGCCATAATAGCTAAACCAGAACTGATTGCAGCGTCGTATTTTGTTCTATTATTTATATCAAACTTTGCCCAATCATTCAAAGTATCTGAGAAGTACATTGTGCCGTAATCCCCATCTTCTTTTAAGCCTACATATCTATCTATATACATTTCTATTGCCGCAGCATGAGCCTGCTTCATATCCTCGCTCGAGTTTGGCACTCCTCCAATTTCTTTTTCAGTAACAGATAACTTATTCCATATCTTGTCAGGTCTGTTAATCGAGTACCCTCTATAGCCCCTTCTTTTAAAATAATATAATAGTCTTGGCTTATTATTTTCTGCTAGTATAGGCATGCCGTAAAACACACACGCCATCAACACATCTTCAAAAAATATTTCAGCTGTTGGAGGCCTTGACACATATTCTAAGAAAAACGTACTTGGCGGAGCGTCTTCCATATTGAATTTTGTTAATCCGTGCAGAGCTCCTTTAGAACCTCTATTATCTGTTGTTCCAGATATATCATAGCTGTCGCATCCAAATGCGCCAACGTGCTCATTTCCAGGGTACTTAAGTCCATTTTTAATTATTTGCTTATTTTGCATTTCGGCGGACGGTGTCCACGTAACTAAAAATCTACCTTGCGGGTTTGGTGAAAACAATACTTTTGTATCTTTAACGCCATTTTGCCATTGAAAACTGCCCTTTGTTATAACAGCAGTTGTTTTAAGATCCTCGTTATAATCTATTTGTTCGTATATTTTAGCTAAGTTAAATATACTATTTTGTGTTTCATCTCTAAACGCGTGCTCCTCTGTCCTTGGAAACTGTCTGTAATATTCATTTAAGGCATCTTGGTCTCCTTTTAAGCCTTCAGCTTCATTTGACCAGTGCTCTATAACTCCTGTGTCAATAGTGTCCCCTTGTGGTCCAATAGTAGGACTGGTTGGCGTATTAAATACTGGAATTCCATAAGAATCAATAAATCCCTCGTAATTCCATTCCATAGGAATAAATAAAGAGTATAAGCCAGATCTGGTTTGCCCGTTTGCATTTCTTTTTGTTACGTCAGAGCTTGAATATAATTTTTTAAAATTTTCACCACCTCTATCTAAAGAGTTGGAAGTTGATCCCATTAAACATTTACCAATTATTCTCGATCCTAGTCTTAACGTTGTCTTAGTTACCCTCCAGTTGTTTAAAATATTATTAGGTCTTTCCCATTTTCCGCTTTCATCGTGAACTAGTAGCTTTAGCTTTTCACCATCGTAGGCATTGTCACCTGTATTTTTCCAGTCAATTGTTGTATCAAGCCCTGCCAGCACTTCTAGCTTATTACTATCTCCAAGCTTTTTTCTAGTTAATTTAGAAGCCGGGACACGGTAAGCAAGTTCTGTTTTCGGCCGGTCCATACCGTCCTGAATAGGTTTAAAAAAGAAGGGGTAGTTAACTGATATTGGGACAACTTTGTCCGTAAACATCTTCTTAGCATCACCCCCCGATTTTGATAATATACCATACCTTGAATCGCTAGATATAGTGGCTAAATTTACAATTTCTCCGGACGCCATAAATGAAAATCCAGATCTTCTATTTTTAAGATAGCATAGCCCGTAGCACCTATAATCTGCTTTGCAAGCTTCCCAGAATATGTAGAATAATCTATTTGACTCTCTAAAGTCTGGTTGACCTACGTCAATCTTTGACCACTGTAGATACATGTAATGAGAGCCCGTAACGTAAGAGGCTTTCCCATTATTATTAAACCAGTGTCCATTTTCTCTCCTTGTAAATTGTTCGTCGATATAAACTCCCCACTTGTCTTTAAACGAGTCCGGATAATCTCTCCAGTCAAATATGCTGTTTATAGATTTAAGCTCCTTAGGATAAGCCTCAGGCGTCCATTTATCAGCTGTCTTATCTATTTTAGACGGAGCTTTTGGCAACGCTATCTTTAAATTTTGTATTTGATATATTTCGCCTATTTCCCCGGTCTTACTTATAACAACAACGTCGTGCTCTTTATTGTACCCATAGTCCCATTTTTTAGACTTGTTAAGTCTTGATATGGTGTTTTCCCTTATGGGAGTTACTACTGCGTAAAGTGATTGCTCGTACATTACTTAGATCTTCTTTCAGCGAACCCCGCAAATTGCTTTTCTTCTTTATCTTCCTTTGGCTTATCGTCTAATATTCTTTGCTCTTCTTCAATACGGTTAAGTATTTCAAAGGCGTCAAATATAGCTAGCTTTTTTGTAGCAGCAGCGTTCTTTAGCTTGTCAGCAGATAAATCGTCGTCTCCGTTATTTAAAATCGCTTCTTCTGCAACTTTAATTAATTCTAAAACCGCCTTATGTCCAGCTTGGATTATATTCTTCTTCGTCTCCTTTACATTCATATTCGATTGTGATTAAATTTGTGGGTACGCGGTATAACCTCTGCCCTTCTATCATAAATTCATATTCCATACCAGGCCTGAACCCAACTAACTTCCCAACTTTTACGTTGTCATTACCATACTTTACGATGCCTCTAAAAGGTATTTCCTTGTCCATAGAAAAAATATCATTAGACTTTAACGGTTTAACAAAACAATATCCATCCAAAGCTTTCCACTTACCGTTTCTTTTATAAGCATATATTTGGTCTGGTTGTACTAAGTAAATATCCTCTTTATAAAAATTTTTACTATTCTTCTCTTTGCCTCTTACGTCTCTAAACCTTCTAAAAACATTGTGATGCACTATTATTTCGTCGCCAGGTAGTATAATACTGTTCCCGACAAATGGTGTATTAGTAACTACTCCAATTCTGTTAGTATATTCGTGATTTTGTAATTCTGTATTTAATATTAAAGAACTTTCGCCAACTTTTATTTCGCTTGTAGTTCTCCCCCCTTTAGGCGATACTAAATAATCAAAAACGCTTTTCATTATTAATATGATATATCGTACTCTACTGACAGAGCCATGTTTTTATTAAAGTCTTTCCAGGCCATTGTTAAATCACCTTTCGATATATAGATAGAGTACTTGTCTTCATCTTCTATTATATTGGTTATAATATGACCGCCATACACTTCTTGCCCAACGGCATAGTGCATAGCGTCATTTTTATAATCCCTACCTACGCTAATCTTACGTATTATTTGCAACATCAGAAATTTCGCCTGTTGATAGGTCAATATTAACCGGCCCGTATTCTGCCTCTAGAGTAGCTTGTATTTTTTTCATTTCCTCGGCTAATCCAGCCAAAGTATGCAATAGCTCATGTTTATGCGCTTCCAAACCTCCTACTTGTAATTGCACCTTATTAATAGCTGTAACTTTTTCATTTAGCGTAGCCAGCTCTTCTGCTGTGATAACTCTGTTTGCAGTTGCAATAACATCTTCTTTAACTTTTTTCATTTTTGATTTAATTTAATTATTGTTTTTATATGGAAACGCTTTATTTAACGCTTCTTTTCTTCTATCACAGCCGCAGTCTTTTTTTGTCACTGCGGCTATTTTTTCCACTATTTTTTTAATCCCTGTTGCGGTAGTTATTTTTTCTATTGTATCACCTAATCCTTTTGATTCCATAATATTAACATTTCCAATTTCTTCTAGCTATGTCATTTGGACAATCTCCGTTTTTATCTGGGTCTTTACATTTCTTAATACCAGCAGATCTAGCGCAGTACGAGTCTCTACGAGATCCGCCTCCAGGCTGCGGAGCTTTAAGGTCACCACCTGTTTTACTATTATATGCTTTTCTTTCTGAAGCACTCATTCCGGCTTTATAAGGTTTAACTCTTTTAGCGGGAGAACTAGGGGACATTTTAAAAGCCATTATTTAAAGTATTTCATTTTCATTGGTGATTTTTTATTAAAAAATCCGTTGCTCTTTTTATTCGCAACCGCTTTAAGCTGTTCCTCGGTATCAGCAACTTCGGATTTAGACGTGGTTGTTGGGGTTGGTTTTTCAAACTTCTTAACATCCTGGCTTTTAGTTGTTCCTAAATCTCCAGCTTTATTTTTATCAAATTCCTGACTAGCTCGGTAGTCAATAGATTCTTTTTGGTCTTTAATTGTCGAGTCTGATTCCTGTAACAACTCCTGATTACTTTTAACATTTTTATTTGAGTATCCGCCAGACTCACTCGCTTTCAAATTTTGAGCGCTTTGATTTTTTGAAGCTTGTATCTCAGATTTGATAATCTCTCCTCTTTGGGATCTTTTATTCTCTTTTATTTTTGCTTTACCTTCTTTGAAGGCTTTTTTGCCTTCGGGGGTAGACTTATCTGCATTTGCTCGCAAGCTACGCATATCATTTCTTTTTTCTTGTCCGGTGAGGTTTTTTATATTTCTAACATTGCCTCTTCTATCTAGTGCTGTTTGAGCATCTCCCTCTTCCCTCTTATACAAGTCTCCTTCTGCTTTACCAAAAAGACTAGTGCCTGGAACAGTTGTTGTTACTGATTCTTTTGAAGCTACAGCGTCCTTAGCTTTTGCCCCAGCTAGTTCTTTATTTGCTTTATCGGTTTCTGCTTTAGATGGCTTGTAGTCTGGGCCAAGATTTTTCTTACCTTTATTAAGCGCGTCAACATTAGACGTTACCTTCGATCCCGGCGTTGTCAATTGCTGCCCCGCTCCCGTACTTTTGTTTACAGATTGGTATTTAGAGCCGCTTATCATACCGGAATTAGATTCTTTTGCCTCGCTCCCTTTTGCTAATGGATTTTTTTTATCTTCCTTAGTTTCTTTGAATGGAGACGACTTCATTTTTGCAGGCGATGGCGAACTACCTGTTCGGCTGTTGCCAGAAACCCCTGCTGCTCCAACGTTAAGTATAGGTTCTGATACTTTCTTACCGAATAAGCCTTTGCTTACTCTTGCGGTGATTGGTGTATTTTTTGACATATTTTTTTTATTAGTTTGTTTCAGTTTCGGTTAGGTTAGCAGCTTTTGGCTTTGCTTTTTTTGGATTGAATACTTTGCTAACTTCTGCGCCAACATCAACAAATTTTTTGTTCATATCTCCAGCGCCAGCAACTAGCGAGTCATTCATTTTAAGAGGAGAACACTTTTGTGTTATAGGCGTTCTTTTGGACATTGCCTGCTTAGCTTCTGCTAACGAAACGTTTTGCCCGCCTTCGCCTTGTCTTGGTCCCGGGGCAGATAGCTCTTGCGCTCCATTTCTATTCTGTTTACTAGCTACGCCGCTTGATAACCTAGAACTATTTCTAATTGTAAATGCCATATCTTTTATTTTTTATATGCTTCAGCTTCCCATTCAAAATCGGGGTGCCCTTCGTTCATGTCGGATCTTCTATATATTTTAGCTGGTGACTTAGTGTCCTTTTTCCATATAACGGAGTCATCTGTATATTGTAATCTTCCTTGAGCCATTTGGTCAAGATGAACTTTTTCGTGCTCAACTGCTTTTTCTACTTTGTTATTCGGTAGCTTGCTGTTGATAAATATAGTTCCGTCTCTATTAGCCTCAGCCTCAATGCCATTGCCTAGATCATCCTTCTTAAATACAGGTGTATTATTAGTTGATGAATCGTGTGTTCCAAATATGTTGTTTTTTGGAGCCATCTTAAATGCCATATTAGCGCTTTGCTTTTTTAGCAGGAGACTTCTTTTCAGAGTTGATCTCGGCTCTTTCCATAAATTTAGGCTCTTTATTTTTTTTACTATCTTCTTTACTAGTAACTTTCTTAGCCACCGTTTTTTTAGCTATTTGTTTATTGGCCGCCATAACTTTGTTTTTTTAGTTTATCTTTCTTGATCTTTTATCATACCGTCAATAGCTTTGTTAAATACTTTATCCGTGTATGTTTTATTTTTAAAAAATGTACTTCTATAGGACGTTGGTAAATCTTCTTCGCCTAAAAGTATGTTATACATCCTTGTTATTAATCTTTTTGCTTTTGATGAAGTTTGGTAAACTGTAAACTTCATGGTTGTTCTGTTTCTTTCTCGCCATACATCAATCCATCCGTTCTTACGAAGACGTTCCCATCTTACTTTATCCCAAGAGTATGTGTATGCTCCTTCTATGAAATCATTACGTGTAAAATGTTTTTTGCAATCTAAATATATTAGCAATTCTAGATCAGCGTCATTTAAACCATAAGTTTTACAGGCCCATTTGCGAACAAGCCTGTAATACTTTAATAAATTCATATCCCTTAAGTCAGTATACGTTAGTCGCATTCAATTAGAACAACGTCGTTAATTGTTATAACAAAATATAATTCGTCATCCCATTCAATTCCGTGTCCGGCGTGCTTATCATATCTGATAATATCTCCTGGGTTTAAGAAGTCAATTTTTTCGCCAACACTAATTATTCTACCTTTTAAGTATCTAACATCGTGATTTTGGCTTTGTGTTATTTCAAGACCAGCTATAGACTTTGGAGCTTCTTTAATTTTGTCTATAACAATAAAGTGGTTTACTGCTTTCATTTATCCTCGCATGTTTGAAATTATACAATCTGCTGATGATATTGTTGTTGCAACACTAACTGCGTTTTTTAAAGCCGCTTTAGTTACTAAAACCGGATCTATAATACCGTTGCTAACCATATTCTTATAACAACCACAAGTGGCATCTACTCCAACGCCAATCCATTCCCTGTCTTCTAAATCTTTATCCGCTTCAACATAATCTTTAGGCGATAACATATCTTCAAAACCTGCGTTTTCTAATATTGTGTGATAAGGGGATTGTATTGCTTTTAATAATATATCATACCCAGCCCCTTTTGATTCGATGACTTGAGAAGCGTTTAATAAAGCAACGCCGCCGCCAGGAACAATACCTTCTATCAAAGCAGCTTTTGTAGCGTGCAAAGCATCTTCTACTCTGTCTTTCTTTTCTTTTAATTCAACAGCTGAATCAGCTCCAACGTAAAGGACACCTACTTTACCAGTAAGCATCGATAAACGCTGTTCAAGTTTTTTCTTAATATAACCGTTTGTTTCTTTTGCAATTTTAGATTCAACTTCTTCAATTCTACTTGAAACATCTGCGTCAATGTCTTTAACTTGTAGTATAGTACTCTTAGAGTCCGTAACAGATTTAATCACTTCGCCTAAAACATTTATATCTATAAGGTCTAAATCATCTCCCAACTCTTCGTTAATAACAGTAGCGCCAGTTAATAAAGCAAGATCTTCGATAGTATCTTGTTTTGTCGGTCCAAACCCAGGCAAATCAACAATATTAACCTTAATGTTCCCCTTTACTTTGTTTGTTAATAAAGTAGCGTAGGGTTGCTGTTCGACTGTTGCGATTATTAATAAACTTCTTTTTGTTTTAACAACGTGTTCTAATATTCCTTGTATTCTTCTTATATTTGGTATTGGTGAACTTACTATTAAAACTAGTGGGTTTTCTAAAACAGCAGTTCCCTTATCTTTATCCGTCAATAAATACGGAGACTTGATACCTGAATCAAATTGAGTTCCCTCTACAAAATCAATATATGTTTCGTTTGTCGGTGAATCTTCCATTAATACTACACCATTCCTACCAACTTTTTCGAAAGCTTCGCCAATTTTCTCGCCAAGCTCCTTGTCGTTATTACAGCTAATATAAGCAACCTGCCGTAGCATTTCACCTTCAACTTCAATACTAATTTCTTCTAGGTAACTGGTAACTTCATCAGCGCATTCCAGAATTTGCTCCCTAACGTCTCTAATTTTTTCATTACCCTTGTACTCGTTTATGTTTTTAAGTAAAGAGTAAGCTAAGACAGTGGCGGTAGTTGTACCATCCCCTGCCTCTCTTACTGTATTGCTGGCTGCCTCTTTTATTAAAGTAGCGCCTATATTCTCGACCGGATCCATTAAGACTACGCTTTCTGCAACGGTTACACCGTCTTTTGTTATCACCGGCCTACCCATAGCGTCCTCATATATCACGCATTTTCCTGATGCACCCAAAGTGCTTTTCACTGCGTTTGCTAATTTTTCGACGCCATTCATTATTTTATCCTTTGCTTCGCTGCCGAAACTTAAGTCTTTTACAATTTGACTTGGTAAGTTGAAATCCATTTTGATTTATTTAATTTTATTTAATTTAATTGCCTATGACTGTATTATTACGCGATAGCCGGGTATGTTTAATTCTTCTACTTCATAAAGTATATTTTTAAAATTGCTTTATAAACCACAATAATAACTGGTATTAGCAGTAGCCATAGATACACAAAATAGTTTGCTTTTTTATCAATTTTTTTTTCCTTAGCCTGAATAGAATACGCTTGCTTAACTTGGGTTGTTTTGAGCACCTTTTTAGACACAATTAATTTGGATGTATCTACTACTATAACTCTTTGCTTTCTACTCGTTAATATAGCGTTCTTGTACTCCACACCAGCTATAAACATTGGCATTGAATCTATAGCCGGCCTTATCTCCATCTCTAGTAGCAATTCATCTCTAAAAACGTTTGTATTGCTAACCGACAACCCATCAATAGCTAACGCTACTAAGGAATCATTGCTTTGCTTACTATCTAGTTTTAAAACGTTCGTTTTCCTGGACGCGCATGAAAGTACCAATACTGCGCCAGCTAATAATAGCAGCTTTTTCATTACGATATAATAACTAAAGTTATTTCTTTTGCCAACTGCATTTTTTTAAACAACGCGTCAAAAGCTTTTCTAGACTTGCCGATAAAGTTTTTACTTTTTGTTTGCCCAACTAATATACACCCCTCGGTATCGTGATTTGTATTACCAGAATGTATTCTTACACCCTCGAATTCTGGTACGTTTAGTAACAAAGGCAATAGTCTTTTAAATCTATTAGATTTATTTATAATAACTTTATACCTGCCTTCCTTTATAGCGGTCTCGCCTTTTATCTTTACTTTTCTTTCAGTGTCTTCTAATGTGTAACATTCAAATACCCCGTCAACAAGCAGTTCACCTATTGTTGATATTTTTGTTTTATGCAGCCTTTTAATTGTTATTAGCATTTTTATTTTTTATGTTAAGTTTTATCCAGTCATATATTTTCATGCTAGTGAATACTATTGATATTACCAGTAGCATTATTTTTAGTGTTGCTTCCAAATGTGTTAAGCTCATTAGCAATGTTAGCGCGTTTAGCGTATAAACCCTAGAAGATCCCTGATCCATTATTCTTTTGTTTTACCTTTAGCAGCCATTAATTTCTCCACTATAGTTGTTATTCCTTCTACTGCTATATAAGCTGTAGCTATTATTACCCAGTCTGCAGAGTCAAGCGTTCCCATAAAGAGAGCGCTTGATCCTATACAGAACACTAATAATTTTCTACTAACCCATTTGCTTAAGTAAAAGTCTAATTTTTCTTTTGCGCTCATTTGTTATATTTGGTATACTGGCTGATTTATACTGCGGCTGGTTCTTCGACTGGGTCAATAGGTCCTTCAGCTGGGCCGCTAGGCTCGCCTATAGACTCAAATGGTTCTACAACAGGTATGATATACTCTCCCGTAATTGTAACGTTTAACTGCTTTGCGACCCAGTCCCATGCATACTCATCCAAGTTCCATCCTTCGTAATCAGGGCCAGCCATGGTTAAGTTGCCTTGGGCTAAAACGTCTCCAGTATGCCCAGATTCACTTTGATTCATTAATGAATAGTAGAATGTTGCCGATGTGCCAAGGTTAACACCCACAGCTCTAGCTTCTAAAACAGATGCTTGTATTGTTACTCCGTTTGCCCATGTTGAAATTGGATCGATTGTTTTCATAATTATTGTTTGTTATTTATTTGTTATTTATTTGTTATTTATTTTGTTAGCCAATGATGTGTGATTGGAGAGGACATAGCGCCTCCTGCATTTAAGTTAGAAGAGAATCTTAAAAATAGCGCTTGGAATTTTTCATCTGTAATGCCATTTGAAGCCCATGCTGTGTCTATAATAATTAAATCATACTTTTCAGAAGTGATGTGTTCATGTATGTCCCCGTGTATGAGGTTTATCATAGGATTTAAATGCCCTGAAAAAATATGATAGTCTATAACCTCTTGGCTAATTTCTACAACATCTATCTTACTACATTTATTAACTTCTGATAATTCATTTGGGATTAAGCCAAGTCCTAAGCCTGCTACCAATACTTTATCATACTCAAATCCTGTAAAGTTATCTTTAAGCAATGACGAGCAAGAGGCGCACTTCCCTAAAAGCACTTCTGCATATTCAGCTTCATTTTTTATCCAATCTCCATTAGAAAATTTTATAAATGAAATTCCATCTGAATCTTTGTAGACATCAAATTCTGTGCCTGAGTAATCTTGTATAATGCTATCTAAAATTTTCATATTATTATCTATTTAATTATTGTAGTGAGCAAATAGCCGCATTAGAAACAACTCCGCTACTACTTATATACCCCTTAGTCTGTGCGGGGCTTCCATTTGTAGGAGCAAAGCCAAAAAATCCTTGCGGTGCAAAAGCTGTTCCTGCTGAATTTGAATATACTATATTGCCATCGACCGGGAGATAACCGGTGCCATTGTGCCATAGCCGTAGGTTTGTTGTATAACTACAAGAAAAAAACCCTGCTTTTGATGAAATATTCGTTCTGTAAAAAGAAGTTAAAGCAGGAGGCGCTGTATAGTTCCTAAAGTTTAATAAAGAATTTTTTGATCCAGAATACGAGGCGTCCCAACCGCCTTGCGAATTAGCTGTAGTAACACATTGCGCTAAATTCGTGTTTGAGGGTAGTCCCAGCGCAAGACGCACATCCTGCATTGTAAAGGTTGTTGTGTTTGGTACTGCCATTATATACCTGCTTTTTCTAGTCTAGCTTCCAATTCGGCTATCTTAGCTATTAATAAATCAATGTACGCGACGGATTTAAAACCGTCTTTATCAGTTCTTACAAATTCAGGATGTTTAATTTCTAATTCTTGAGCTATAACCCCGTAACGTTTTTCACTATCCCCTTTTAAGTTAAATGTTTTCCAGTCTACGTTTATAGACTCCTTTTCTACTAAAGCAATATTCTCTTTTAACCTTTTGTCTGAAGATAATATAAAGTTTGTAGCTGTAACAGTTGAATTAAATGTAGCAGACCCTGTTGAAGATATAGCCGCAACATTTCCTGAAGCATGTCTAAATATCCACCCTCTAGTATTTGCTCCGCTCATTGTAAAGTACGTTGCCCAATCTCCTGATACTACACCATAGGTTCCTTTATTTGCTGTTGTAGCAAACATTAATCCATACGGTGGTTCTGCTGATCCTGTAGGTCCACTATATAAAGATATCCCTCTTCCTGTTCCATCGCTTTGAATAACTCCAAGTGAGTTTGCTCCTGCATTTCCAATTACAGTTAAAGACCCTGTGGAATTTAAAGACATTTTATATGTATCTCCTCCTGCAGGTCTAAACTCTAAGCTTCCTCCATTTTGTTGGCCTATATCATATTGAGTAGCTCCATTCTTTTTAAAGCTTAAATATGCCCATCCATCTGTAGAATCTATAGATA